TGGTGGCCTCGGTTCCGCTATCGTGACCGCGACGATGGACAATCCAAACAACCACGTCCTGTCAATTCCTTGCGACCAATTGGACTTTCGCTTTCCCGCTGCGGTCGTTGATGTGTCGTCCGATATACGTCGCGATACCCACTTGGCCATAATCGAAGGCCTGCTGTCTCCTGACTACTATCCCGTGCTGATCAACTGCGTTGGAAAGAACTACATTGAGTGGTTTACCGATGCCGACCTGCATCAACTTCAAGACCTCATGAGGATCAATTGCCTATCCCATATTGAACTGGTGCAGGACTTGATTGGCTCCCACGAGCCAGCCTACGAATCGGAGAAGGAGTTCAACGATTGGTTCCGAGGCACTGGTGCCCTCATCGAGATCATCAGCAACGCTTCCCATATGCCAATGACCAATTCGGTCTTCTACAATGCGAGCAAGGGCGCACAGCACATCGCGACGCTGGCTCTCGGTCGCGAGCTTCGCAAGACCCATGGCCTTACAGTCTTCGGGATTAGCCCCAACAAGCTCAAGGGTACCGGAATGTCTAATTACATTGACGACCGCGTTCCAGATCTCCGAGGCTGGACACCAGAGCAGGCTGCAAGCTATCAGCTGGCGTCGTTGCCAGCAGGTGAGGAGACCGACCCAGCAGCGCTAGCGGGCTTGATCTCCTACCTCGTCTCTGCGCCAGAGAACCACAAGTACCTCGCCAATACTGTAATCCCATACGGAGCCTGATCATGAGCCATCCATTAATGACTTCTAATCCTACCATGTCCCCCCTGCTGGGGCTTATCAAGATCGACCAATTGGCCTTCATCGCCCGGAGCGACGAGGACGAGATTGCGATCAAGAAGCAATTGCGCCTCACCCATGCAGACTGGGTCGAGGATTACGTTGTCGCCTCCGGATACGTCCAAGGCGCGCGCAAGGCCGGAGAGCCGCGCGGGGCTCAAACCAATATCGCCAAACTCCTCTTCAATTACGATCTGGGGGTGGAGCTTGAGATACTTCGCTATACCGACGGCCACAATTACGCGGACGAGAACAAGGTGCCATCTTGCTCTCTTTGCCATATTGGGGCTCATGTCGAACCCGGAGTTGAGCTTGAGGGTAGCTTCAAGGATTGGATGATGTGCTGCAATATCATCCAGCAGGTCGAGACGCAAAAACACACCAACCCCTTCTTGGTTCGCACGGGCCGCAAGTACCGCTACACGATCTACGATACCTACAAGATCCTCGGTACGCACTTCAAAGTCATTGAGAGGCTTTGAGCATGGACACTAAGGATCCATACGTAACCGAGCTCCTCAATCGCATGGCCAAGTTGTATGCGGAACGCAATGCGGTCTACAAAGACAACTACCTCAAGGTTGGCGGAGTCATGGAAGCTCTATTCCCTGAGGGGATGGTATTGAAGACTGCAGAGGATTACAACCGCTGGCACCTTCTTGAGCTAGCCATCGTCAAGCTGACGCGGTACGCCAACCAGTATGAGAAGGGTGGCCATGCAGACAGCATAGAGGATATGATCGTGTACCTAGCCATGGTGGCTGGGCTTGACAATGAGGCGGACACTTTGAAGGCTTTCATGACTAGCCCAAGCGTGGAGGATTAATCATGAGAGAGGAAGACGACCTCAGCGATCAGGACCCTTGGTATCAATGCCGCAGGTCTTCAATCATCGCCAGGATATACAAGCGCACAGAGACGGTCTGCGGACCACTGCCAAGCCCTTGCATATTGTGGACCGGGCCAACATCTGGAAAAGGCAGAGGCGGGGGGTATCCGCGAATGTCTCTTGATGGTGGAACCGTTGCGGTCCATAGGGTCGTCTTCGTAAACTTCCACGGATACATACCTCCAAAGAAGCAGATAGACCATAGGTGCAAGAACCGCCTATGCCTCAATCATCTTCATCTTGAGATGGTGTCCGCCAAACTCAATTGCGCCAGAAGGAGCACCCCCCTCGACCAACTGTACTCAGACTTTGAATAGGCACAACCATGATCATCTTTGATACCGAGACCACAGGCCTAGTGATGCCATCGGACGTTCCGCTCAATTCACAACCCAAGATAATCGAACTCTACGCTTTGAAGGTAGACGACGATACTCTGGAGCCCATCACCAGCATCGACCTGTTGATAGATCCGCAGGAGCAAGTGACCGATGAGATCACGCGCATCACCGGGATCACCAACGACATGGTTCGAGGCAAGGGTTCATTCGCTTCGCACTTCAAATCAATCCAGAGTTTCTGGTTCGGCGATAGGGTCACCGTTGGCCACAACGTCAACTTCGACAAGGACATGCTCGAATTAGATCTTCGTAGGCTTGGCAAGGTGACAACGTTCCCTTGGCCGCTGGGGTGGCTATGCACTGTGGAGCTGACAGAGCATTACAAGGGCCGCAGGATGAAGCTTATTGACCTGCATGAGTACCTCTTTGGCGAGAGGTTTGACTCTGCGCATAGGGCCAAGTCAGACGTTGAAGCTACTCATCGTTGTTTGGTGGAGATAAAAAAGAGAGGAGACTTGCCGGAGCTTCAATAGAAATAGCGTGCTTGTGCTTCCCATCCGGGACAAGAGGTTTAAGGGGTCTATACTGCCCTCAGGGAGACGACAATGAGAATAAGAACTGGATATTCATTCAGGGTTGCCTATGGCTTTTTAGCCGACACAATCAGCAGGATAGATACCCCCTACGCGCCAATCACCGACAGAGCCTCTACCTACGCATTCAATCAGTGGACTAAGCTCTGCAAGGAGAGAGGCCTCAAACCTATATACGGCCTTGAGATTGCGGTGACCGACTCACCTAATGCCAAGTCTATGAATCTCAATCACGTCACGCTAATCGCGACTACAGAGTTGGCCCCCCTCAACCGCGCGCTAGAGCTTGCGTTCAGCAAGATGAGATACGAGCCGCTGCTGACCTATGAGGATCTCAATCAAATAGATCCGAGCATCAAGATCATCCTTGGACGTCGGGTTGATCCTTCCCTGCTCGACCCCAACCGCGAATACTACTACGCTGATTGCCCGTCCACAATACCGTTCATGCGGGCCCAAGCCGCAATACACGGCTGGAAGCCTATCGCCACTTCGGACAACATGTACCCTGCGCCGGAAGACAAGAGCGCGTATCAGCTGATGATGGGGCGGGGGGCATCGGACCAGACTTGGCCTCAACATATCATGACCACAGAGGAGCTGTCCCTTGTCGCCTCAAAGGAAGCCATGGACAATAGGGAAGCCCTTGCGGAGTTGTGCACCGCGACAATGCTGCAGGGGGCGCTAGTCAAGCCAAAGACCGATATGGACGTTGAGCAGTGGTGTGCGTACGGAGCCGCCAAGATGGGATTGGACATCACTGACCCGGAGTATGCTGCGCGGCTGGAGCGCGAACTAGGCGTGATCAACCAGCTTGGCTTCCAAGACTACTTCCTTATCATCGCAGATTTGATCCGCTACGCCAAGACCGTTATGTTTGTTGGTCCCGCCCGAGGCTCCTCGTGTGGCTCGCTCGTCTGTTATCTAATGGGAATCACGACAGTGGACCCAATCCTGCACAAGCTGCTGTTCGAGCGGTTCTTGGATCCTGGTCGTACGGACCTTCCGGATATTGACATTGACTTCAGCGACCAGAACCGTCACAAGGTGTTTGAGTACCTCGGAGATAAGTACGGACGAGATCACGTAGCCAAGCTTGGCACCGTATCCTTTATGCGGGAGCGCATGCTAGCCAAAGAGATCTCCGGCGCTATGAACATACCTCTATTCAAATTCGAATCAGCCATCCAGAACGTTGAAAAGAATGAAGGCAATACCACATTCCAGAGCGTGCTCCATAACACCTCAGATGGCGCTAAGCTGCTCAGGGAGCATCCCGAGCTGGCAGTGGTCGGAAGGCTTGAGGGCCACCCTAGGCACCACTCTACTCACGCGGCTGGCGTCGTCGTCACCGATAGACCAATCAGCGACTATGTAGCTGTGGACGCTAGATCCAATACCGCAGAGATAGATAAGAAGGACGCCGAGGATCTCGGCATGCTCAAGATTGACGCGTTGGGATTGAAGCAGCTATCGGTGTTTGAGGATTGCCTCGCTCTGATTGGCAAGAGTAATGAGTGGTTGATTGATCGGCCACTCGACGATCCGCTAGCGTTTGCGGTACTCAACAATAAGCTATTCTCCGGCGTGTTCCAATACAACGGTAGATCGTTGCAGATGGTGTCGAGCTCATTCCACATTGAGGAATTCGAGGACATGGTTGCGACCACTGCTCTCGCTCGACCCGGCCCGCTTGGCGCTGGAGGCACCGACAAGTGGATTGCCGTGAGGACCGGACGCAATCCGACATTGATAGAGCATGAGGCCTTTGAGCCAATCCTCGCAAGGACAAAAGGCATCGTCCTATACCAAGAGCAGGTCATGGAGGCTGGCAGGCAAATCGGCGGGATGAGTTGGGAGCGCGTGACCAAGCTGCGGAAGGCTGTGCAGTATTTCGGTGGCGCTAAAGGCATGGAGGAGTTCCGTGCTGAGTTCCTAGCTGGGGCCAACGAGAGATCAATCCCAGAGGACGTATCAATGCGATTCTGGGACGACCTGCTTACCTATGGTTCGTACGCGTTCAACAGGTCGCACGCTGTGGCCTACTCAATGATCTCCTATTGGTGCTGCTATCTCAAAGCTCACCACTCACTGGAGTACGCTGCGGCAATGCTCAACCATGAAGCCAAGCCGGAGCGCCAGAGGATGATGCTCCGGGAGATGAGGGATGAGGGCATAGCCTATGTCCCTGTTGATGCAGAATTGTCTGGGATGAAGTGGCAGGTCACCGACAAGGGATTGGTCGGGCCGCTGACCATAGTCAAAGGGCTTGGCCTTCGCACAGCCCAAGAGTTCCTACGCCAAAGGGAACGCGGGGGGGATTTGCCTAAGCGGGCTTTGAAATTGATCTCATCCCCCTCCACTGCGCTTGATAGCCTCAATCCGGTGACCGAGGGCATAGCCAAGAATCACCCCGATTTGACCGCCATCAACATCTTCTCTGCTCCAACGCTTATTGATGAGCTTGGTGCGGACGCAAGGAGAGATCTGTTGTTGATGGGTAGATTAATCAAGGCCACCCCCCGCAAGGATGAGAAGACAGGTAAGACGAAGATGACCGCGTTGCTGGAGGACGATACTGGGGACATCAAGATCTTCTTCAATCCACGCAAGTACGAAGAGTTCGGAGTCAAGATGCTTGACTCCGGTCGCGTAGGTAAGACCCTGTGGGCGGTCAAAGGTTCTACTCCCGATGGAGGTGGTATTGTGTTCGTGGA